TCGACACGAGCTCGAGACATCCTATTATTTACCTAGTGCTTCCGAGGTATTTATATAAGACAATAAAAAAAGGGGTCATTAGACCCCTAAGTTATGAGCTGACCCACCAGGGCAAATTTTTAGTCTTTCCGAGACTCATCATCCTTTGTTTTAAATTCAAGTACATTATCAAGTGAATCCATGTCGCTACCAGGACGTGTACCAGGAATAAATTCAATTTGATCTGCACCTGCTATGTAGTCAGATTCAAATGTAATTGGTTCGTTACTAAGATACCCTTGATAATCAAAATCTAAATTTACATTTCCAAGATCTATATCAGGAGTTTTAGAGTTGACATTTCTTATCAACTGTAGTGCTTTGAAAAGATCTTTAATGTTTTCATCTTTTTTATTATTAAGACAGGAAATAATTGCCTGTCTAAGTGAGTCTTCTGCTGTATCTAGATGGTTCTTTTCAGACATAATTTTATGAAGCATTGTGTGCATAAGCAGCGACCTCTGGATCAGGATCTAACCACTTGGTGTATTCAAAATCTTCCATAGCAGTGTCTAGTTGTATGGAATTATCCAGTAGGTACATATCGTTGTACCTTTCAGTCCATTCGTTCCATTTTTGAATGCGGTAGTCTGGTTTACCGTTAGTTTTTAAAAAACCTACCTGTACATATCGGTAGGGAAATCTTTCAAGTAAGACAGTTGGTTTCATAATGTGAGTGATTACTCGCTCATTGTAGCACGTTCTTTTTCATCTTGCAACACTTGTTTTCTACTCCAAAATGCTGCTGTAATTAGAACAACATACAGTAAAGTATCATTCATCATAACAAGAAAGAAAAGAAGACTACCACCAAAGCGTATCCAGTCTGGAATTATCTTAGTTACTTTCTGTATATAAGGAGATATATTTTTTTCAAATTTGTAGTAGAGAATTGCAGCAACTGTTACTGTGATCTCACTATATGGTACAACAAAGTATAGAGATAAGAACACAAAGATAGACCAGTAATGTCTTGGTGGTATTTTTCTAAGTAGTCTTACGTATTTTTTACGTAGCGTCGTCATGATCTCTTAAATAATCATATTCATCTAAGTCCATACTAACACAAGATTTGATATCTTCAAAGTCTTTAGCAGGAACCATCATAACTTTTCTACCATCTTTTTTAACAATCAAAAAAGACTCGCCTTGTTCACATTTTTCAATGTAATTATCGTAGTTTTTTTGTAATTCTTCTTCTGTTATTTCAACCATTGTTTATAAGTTTTTGAGTTTCTTCAAAATCTTTCTGGAAAATATCTAGACCTACATCAGTTAGTACATGTTTGTACATACCATCAAAGATCTTAGAAGGCATAGTAACTATATCAGCACCTTGTGCAAATGAATGTTCTACATCTCCTACTGATCTAATAGATGCAGATAAAATCTCAGGATTATTATATTGAGCACATATATGTAGTGGAAGAACCTCTCTAATTCTCCTGATTAGATTACATCCACCAAATCTCTGATCATCTACACGACCTACGAATGGAGATAAGTATCTAGCACCTGCTTTTACTGCTAGGATTGCCTGAGATACACTAAAGATAAGGGTAACATTTACCTTAGCCTCACAATCAGTATTAATTCCAAGATCTCTACAAACTGCAAGACCATCTGGATCACAGGGAACTTTAATAGTTGCTTGTTCACCAAATTTTTCAAACAAACGCATACCTTCTTTGAACATTTCTTCAACAGAACCAACAACTTCCATACTGATATCAGGAACACCTGCATCAATTAGTTCTTGGTATACATTCTCAGGATCTTTTCCTGATTTTCTGATGAGAGATGGGTTAGTGGTTACTCCATCAATCAATCCTGTTTCAAATCTAGATATGATCTCTTGTGTATCAGCAGAGTCAATAAAAAGTTTCATGTTTATTTAATTTGAAGTTCTTCTACATCCCAGTGCCATCCGATAGATTTTATGTAATCAAATGTATCATCCATATATGTTCTATCATCATTATCATACTTCCTTTCACATAGAAAATTTCTCATTTCTATGATTGATCGGAAGGTTCCTTTATGAGTATAGTTTTCATCGTACAAATGATACTTCATGATTCAAAATAGTCTTTCCTGTAGTACCGTCCAAGGATGTTGCTATTATAGTACATTGGCGACCCGTCGTCAAGTGCCTCAGTTAACACATTGTTTAAAAATAATTGTCTTGTCTCTTCGTAATTTGTTTTACCTAGAGTTTTATGTAAAGATTTTATCTCTCTGGTAAACGAATCTCTTCCCATCTCTTTGATGTCCAACTTGAGTTCGGGGCACGATCCATAATATCTCTTCCAGTCTGATTCACTTGTAACTCTACGCTTTCCACCTCTGGGTTTCCTCTTCTGCACGAAATACTTTCTACCGATGTACTTTTTGCCTGTTGACTTATTAGTAATGACGTAGACGTAACCGAAGAAATCGCCAATGTCGTCAGAAGTGAAAGGTTTACCCTCATATATCCAGGGGTTTTCGTAAACTCGTTCCTTAACCACTTAATCATAGTATTACTCTTCTGTATTTATGTCGCATCCAGCATCAATTAATGCCTCAGTAGCGATCTTAATTGAGTCTTTAGAGATATCCATGGTGGTACAATCACGTCCTAGATTATAGCATGCAAGAGCAGTAGTTCCTGACCCACAGAAAGGGTCTAAAACTTTACCATCAGGAGGACATGATGTCCTTACAATACGTTCAAGTAACTTAACTGGTTTTTGTGTTGGATATTTACGCTTGTTCTTTTCAGAACGTGAGATGAAATGAATATCATCCCAGAAATTTTGAATTGGAGACCCTTTGGACTCGTCTAGATAGATCTTTTTGTATGGAAGATTAGCACCCCAGTGAATAAGATTTTGCTCGTGTAAAGTTTTAGTTTTATCTTCAGCAAATCTCCACCCATACTGAGGATTATACCCATTGTATTCATACATGTGACCAATACGAGACTTCTCTCCAGTCAACTTACCTAGTGCATAGAATCCTTTATCATCTTTGTTCTTAAAAGAGTTCTTAGCATAGGTTTCATCTAGTGGTTGATACTCTACATTGAAGTATGGATCACCTTTTTTGAATACAAGAATAGAATCTACTATGTTACCCCACCCCTTACGGATGTTGTTCTTAGGTCCAGAACGTTTCCAAGAAATATTTGTATAAAACTTAGACCTAACGTCCTTTGTAATATCACCTAAGACTAGAGCATTAGAATCAAAGTTGTTGTGAGCATACAACCAACCATTAGGTTTGAGTGCAGCAAAACAATCTTGAATTACAGATGCATACCACTCAATATATGCGTCTGTTGACTCCCATTTATCATCAAATGCTACCTTTTTATCTTTTTCAAACATAAAAAATTCTCGATCCAATCCGAAGGGAGGATCGAGATATACAACATCGTATTCGTCATCATAATTTGAAAGGTTTTCAACCCTTTCTCTCAAAATTTTGATCATAATTTAAAATTAGAAAACGTATCTTTCTTTACGTCTTGTTTAATACTACCTATCATGTAAGATTCTACTTCTGTTTCTTGAGGTGCTACTTGTAGTCCTTTAGAAGACAACCAGTGTGCTGTCCATGGAAGTGGATTGTTAGCGATTGGAGCATCGAAGATAGGATTTAGTCCAATAGATTTTAGACGGCGGTTAGCAGTCCATTCTACGTACTTAGAGAGTAGTTTGTCGTTTAAACCGATGATAGATCCATCTTTGAACAAGTAATTTGCCCAAGACTTTTCTTCTTCTACGCACTCTCTGAACATATTATACACGTTTTCCTCTTCTTCCGCAACTATTTGTTGCATATCTGCATCATCACCCTTCTGCCAGTTCTTAATAATATTCTGAGTCACAGTCATGTGCTGTGATTCGTCTCTAGCAATGAGTCCGATGATCTTAGCAGATCCTTCCAAGAGTTTAAGTTCGCCGAAGGCGAAAGAACATGCAAACGATACGTAAAATCTAACTCCTTCAAGGATGTAGACATTCGCAATCGCTCTGTATAGTTTTCTTTTGAGTTCATATAGTTCATTTTGTGCTAGTGGTACTCCAGTTAGATTGTGTTCCCACATTCTTCCAGACCCATATTCATTTGCTGCCTGTAAGAAATTATCATATGCTGCTGTAACAGACTTTGCTCTCTGTAAAATCTTTTCATCATCTAGAATAGTATCGAAGACCTCTGATGGATCAGGATATACATTCTTAATAATGTGTGTGTATGATCTACTATGAATCATCTCCATAGTTTGCCATATGTTCATGCACCCTTCTAACTCAGGTAGTGAGCAGAAAGGACTAAAAGCCATCCCAGGACCACGCCCTTGTACAGAGTCAAGGAGGATCTGATACTTGAGATTGCTAGTAAATATGTGTTTCTGTGCATCATTTAGAGTCTGATAGTCAGCACGATCTTTTTGAAGAGATACCTCTTCTGGACGCCAAAAATAACCCAACTGAGTCTGTGTTAATCTGTCGAAGATAGGGTACTTAAATTTATCATAACGTTGGACACCAAGGGGAGGTCCAAAAAACATTTTTTGTTTTGTGTTATCAACAATGTCTGTGTTAAACACAGTCATTCCTTTAACTTTAGTACGCATTGGTTCTCCGTTGGTTCTAAATTTTGCAACTGTCACAATCTTCCTCCTGTTCTGCAAAGATATCGTTTAATAGGTTCTCTAAACCTTGTTTCTTTTCTTCTTCTTCAGAAAGATCAGTCTTGACATCATATGTATTCTGGTAGTAAGAAGTTTTCCAACCATATTTGTATGTGGTTAGGAAGTCCTGCGCCATCAAAGACACTGGTACTTCATTGTTATCATAATTTTCTGGGTTGTAGCTCCAGTTACCAGAAATTGCTTGGTCAAAGAATTTCTGCATAGCAGCAACAACTTTAATGTAACCATCATTACCCTTCATTTCCCAGAGAAGAGTGTAGTTATTCTTGTACGCATAGTACTGAGGGACAATTTGCTTAAGAGGTCCTTTCTTGGACTTCTTAGTGGACAAAAAGGCACGGGGTGGTTCGATTCCGTTTGTTGCATTAGACACAACGGAACTGCTCTCCGATGGCATTTGTGCGGACAAAGTGCTGTGCCTGAGTCCATAGGTTGCGATATCATACCTAAGACCATCCCAATCATAATTCAACTCCTCACCGCAGAACTCATCAATGTCTCGCTTGTATGTGTCGATTGGTAAGATACCATCTGCATACTTGGTGCGATTAAAGTATTCACATGCACCCTTTTCTTGGGCGATTGCGTTGCTTGACTTAAGGAGATAGTACTGGAAAGCTTCAGACAAGTCGTGGACTGCTTTCCATGCGGCAGGATCGTCATATTTGTAACCGTTCTTTGCTAGGTAGTGTGCAAGTCCGATAAATCCAACACCCAAGGAGCGACGTGCAAGCGTACTAATTTTTGCTGCCTCTACTGGGTAATTCTGATAGTCAATAAGTTCCTCTAGACCTCGAACAGATAGGTCACAGAGATTTTCAAGTTCATCTAACTTATTGATTTTGCCTACGTTGATAGCAGACAGGATACATAATGCGATTTCACCCTCTCCATCAATGTGTTGTAGAGGATCTGTAGGCAAGGTAATTTCTTGACACAGATTACTCATGTTCACTTTGTCTTTAAATGAGGAGTGAGTATTACAATGGTCGATGTTCATTAGATACAAACGACCAGTCTCTGCACGTTCTTTTAAGATGTCCAGAATAAGTGCTTGAGCACGGACAGTTTTCTTCGGAATAGTCTCGTCAGATTCATAACGTGTATAGAGATCATCAAACTCGTCAGTCCCAAAAGCATCGTACAGACCTGGGACATCGTGAGGTGAGAATAGGGTGATGTTAGAATCTTCGATGAATCTTTCATAGAAGATCTTTGATGTTTGAATTGAGTAGTCAAGTTTCCTTACCCTATTATCTTCTGTACCTTTATTGTTCTTGAGGACAATAATATCCTCTATTTCTTGGTGCCAAATGGGGAAGTGGACAGTCGCTGATCCACCTCTAATGCCGTTTTGAGTGCAACATCGGACAGTTGCTTCAAACTTTTTGAGGAACGGTACAACACCTGTGTGTTGAACTTCGCCGCCCCTGATTTTAGCGTTGATCCCACGGATCCTACCTGCGTTGATACCAATCCCAGCCCTTTGTGCGACATAACGACCAATGGCCATATCAGAAGTAAAAATACTATCCAAGGTGTCGTCACAGTCAACCAAAACACAAGACGCAAACTGCCGAAGAGGGGTGCGAACTCCTGCCATGATAGGGGTGGGGATGTTGATTTTGTGTCTACTCGTTGCTTCGTAGTATCTTCGTACATAGTCTAACCTCGTGTCCTTTGGATAGTCTTGGAATAGTGTTGTAGCAATCATTAT